AAATCAATATTATGGGGAAATATCAGCCAGCACGCCATCCAGTATGAAGGATACGATGTTTTGTACTTAGGGTGGACAGACCGTAGGAAGGAAGTTGCTGAGAATATTTATAACTTTTTTCAGCTATGGGACCAGGTGGATTCCTCAACAAAAGTCTCTTCTCCATATCATTTCAAAACTAAGAATGGTGGAAGATTTGACACTTATTTGATTACTTCTAAGGAAACATTAGGGAAACATAGTGTAGGGCTATTAGACCGGTTTGACAAAATAACACCGGAAGATATTAAGCAATTGGGGAAAGCCTTTACAGCGGTGGTTAAGAAGAAGTATATGGCAGGGCGTACTAAAGAAAGAAAGCTGCTTATCTTTATAGACGATCCAATAGACGAGACGTTTAGGAAAGAACGCCATAAGGAATTAAAGGTGGAGACTAAGTACAATAGTACTATAGCCAATATCAACGCAGAGAAGGTTATTAACTCCGGTACACGCAAATTTTCAGAGGATTTCTTTTACTTCTTAGACTTGAAATACAAGAAGAAGCTAAGGAAATATCTGCGTAGAACCCACCTATGCACGCCAAACGTGGAAGAGTTAGATATCTTCGCGCATATAGACTTTACTAAGCTGGATACTAAAGCACCACGCTACCATGAGTTTATGGAGTTAGTTCTTAGTAAGGCTTTAGATCATCCCTGCTATAATGGATTTTTGGAAGATCATGATCCGGGTTATCTTCCCGGCGGGTCTCCAGCAGAGAATCTATTATGCCCAGAGCGCTGGAATGAACAAAAGTTTAAAGATAAACGTGAAGAGATTGGTGAGTACTGGTGGCACGCTGAGTATGAAGGCAATCCACATCCTATAACGGGTGCTGTGTGGGATAAAATATTCTACGTACCTCATTGGGATGATTGGACGCACTATGACCATTCTTTTGTCAGTGTAGACAGAGCCACCACTACTAATTTAAAGAGTAGTTGGACGGGAATTAGTGTTTTTATTAGAGACGGGCGCGATGGGAGTAAGATTGTATTAAAAGACTTAACCGGGCAGTATGATTTTGAGACGTGCTTAGAAATAGTGGAAACTCAAGTAGCATGGCTGAAGGATGTATTCGCCCACGCTAAGTGCCACGTGGTAATAGAGAAGCAAGGTGGTGGAGACGATTTCATAGCCAGCGCAGAACATAGAAGGTTTAAATTCGCTAAGTATATAGTGCCATTTTCCCAAACCAGAGACAAATTAGAGAGAATTAAGGATTATCTGAGATTACCAATTAAGAAGGGAGACCAGGCTAATGGTGTACGGTTTTTGGATTCTCAACGTAATACAGAATTGGTACATGAGATTTTGGAATTTCCTTATCCCGTGAGATTAGACGCAATAGACAGTTTAGCCACTGGGATTAAAGTAAGTGAGGATTATCCACTTGGCGATCGTATAGCCCAACTGGTTGCACTTAAGGTTAAACTGGGTGAGAGGCGTGCAGAGAGTGTACGTAGAAGTAGTAAGGTTTATAACAATCCAATTCAGAATCCTAAGTTTTACAGCAGGAACCGTGGGAGTAAAAGAGAGGTGCTAAGGAATTGATGGCAATTGCGGAAATTGTAGGGAAATTATATTTCTATTTATCATTTGTAAAAACGGAGTGGATACGTTAATGGTGAGAATAATTGAAGATGTAATCGCTTATGTAAGGCATTTTAAAGATAAAGGGTTCAATGTAGAGTATAAACATCCAGAGAATCCAGAATTAGTGTTAGTTCATTTAGTTCCTAATAGGGCTGATATCGTAGTAGTAGAAGCCAATCAAGAAATTTTAAACCAAATTAGAGAGGGGATTAAACATAACTGATTTAAGCTGTTATGTTAAAGGTGCTAAGCTAATTGAGGTAATCAAGGGTTTGGTGGCGGAGGGTACTAAGATCATCTACAAATACCATGATTATGGGCGTTTGAAGGTTTACTCAATTCGCAAAAAGGAATTAATTATTAATGGACCAGGTGTAATTTTAGAAGAAATCAAACGGAGTGTGGAGAATGGAAGCTGAAACAACAGTAAAACATTATAATTGTCTGGAATGTGACCATTATAAAGATAATGGCTGGTCTTGCCCATTTACCGTTTGTATTTATCCAACTATGACCGTTTATGCTTTTAAGCCAACTATAGTTAAACACACATCAAATTCGGTGGTGGTATCTCTTGACTGAGTGTAAAAATTGCGATTTTTGGAGTTTTTGCACTTTATATTTATGTATAGACGATCCAGAAGAAACAGAGGAAGAGGCGTGTTATCTTGGCTGAGGATACAGAAAAATTGCCACCGCCTTCAGCGGTATTTGTAATGGATTTTAAGAAATCAACTCAAGTAAAAACTCCACCAAAAAGCACTGCAACCGAAGTTCGCACGCCATCAGCACTTAAACAAGGTGTAGCTTATCATTTGGTAAAATCAATGGAACACCGGAAATTTGTTAAACGTACTGATTTTGTACCTTATTACAAACCTTCGGATGATATTTATGGTTCCTCTACGGGTTTAGATGAGAGACCTTCGCTGGAAGACCTTTCTGCTATTACTAATACCCGTGTTGGGTGTGTGTTCTATGCTACTAATGGTGTAAGTGGAGATGCAATGCGCAACTGGCACGTTTTTGTTGATCCGGATTCTCAGAAAGAAGTTAGAAATAAAGACACGAAAGCTGCTTTAGATTTTGCATCTCTTTCTGATTTAAAAAACGCAGCACAGCAATATTTACGTTATGCTTTAGGTTATGGCACGTCTTGGTTAGTAAAGTATTGGGGAATTAAAAACGAGATTAAACACATGGAAGATCCACCAAAACTGGGTAAACCACCACGTAAATTCCGCGCTTTCTCCCCACGTTATATGCAACCCATTAATGTAGACAAATCAAATGAACTTAATTATGAGGAAGATGTTTGGAAATTCTCTGGTGGTGAGCTGAACTACAAATATGGTATTCACCAAGATAGAGTGGATGTTTTAACGTTATATCCAGAAGAAGGAAGCTGGCGCGGTCTTGCTATTGTAGAACCCGTTTGGATTCCTTTAATGGGTTATTTTAATAGTTTTATTTATCTTACAAAAGGTCTACGACACTGGGGAGATGCTATTCCAGCAATGTTCACGGGTGATGGATTGCCGGAAGCAGGAGAAATTACTTCAGTATTAGATTTAATGGACGAGTACCAAATGAATTATAAATGGGCGCTTGGTAAGGATGATCGCTTAGAATTCATTCAAACTAAGATTGGCTCTGGTCTTAAAGAAGCATTTGAGATGTATAAGGAAGAACTTTCTTCCGCCTGGCGAATACCTTTAAACCAATTATTCGGGCGTTCTGTTGGTGGTGGTTTAATGGGCGCAGGTGCTTTAGTTTCAAAGGAAGATTATCTTCAAGAGATTTCCAATAAGCAAATGGCTATGACTGATAATATAAAGAAGATTTATATTGATGCCGGGTTTAAAATTGAGAGTTATGATCTTCTCTGGAATTTAGCAATCAAGAAAACTGATGAGCAACGCTTAAAAGAAGAAGGGATGGAAACACAGAATAAAATATTAACTGAACAGTGGAGACAAGCTAAAGCGCAAACCAAATTAATTAATATGCAAGTAGAAGCAGCCGAGTGGCAATCTTTAATGCCAGAGCAAGAAGGAGGAGGAGCCGGTGAGGGTGGTGAGGGCGAGGGGAAAGGTGGTGGTGAGGGTGATGAAAACAAAGAGGAAATTGATGCTGATCAAATGGAAATTGCGGAACTAACAGATCTCCAGAAAGAAAAACGTAAACGCTTTTGGCAATCAATTCACATTGAAAATCACATTACATTTCCTTATGGAGGTGACCGGAGATACTAAGAATTAGTATAACGATTGAGGAATTAATTGACGGAATGTTTAATATCACTGATAGTAGTAGGAGAGCTGTTAAAACTAAGGAAGTAGCAATAAATATCCTAAACCTTCAATATCTGAGAGCAAAAAAATTTTTAGAAGACAATTGGCATAACGGGAATGGTGAGGTAGAAGAATAATGGCTGCCGTAGCTAAAGATAATATCGCAGATTGCGTAAAGGAAAAAATGCATAAAATTGCGCAAGAGAAAGGTGGTAAACTCAATAAGAAACAACAAAAAGCAGCATTGGGTAAAGCTTATGGAATTTGTCGTTCTGATTCGGTTAGAATCTGTGATGGTTGTAGAAAAGAGAAGCCACTTTATTATCAGAAGCTATGTAAGGAATGCTACCAAAAGAGAGTAAAGAATTACGTAGATAAATACGATATGGATGAGGATAAACTACGTAAGGCGCTGGCAATTCTGGAGAGGGAAACTGTTAGTATGAACTCTTTAGAGAAAGAAACTTATTTTCGCGCCCATTTAATGCCTTATTTTGCAACTGGTATGATTAAAGCTAATAAAGAAAAATTAAAAATTCGGCAAGATGCATCAATTGGGCAGATTTTAGGTGGTGGAATTAAACAGAAATTACAAGAAAAGAAAGAAAGAAGCATTTTCTTCAAACCTTTTAGACCATTGGAAACTCTGCATGAAATCACCGAAACAGCAGGAAAGAACTCTTCTTCCAATGTTATTGGAATGGAATACTCAGACGGTATGCTAAAGGTCACATTTAATTGGGAAAAACTGGGAGAGGTAGAATATGGTTATGATGTTGGACTGGGTTTCTATGAAAGAATGGCAAAAGCACCATCAAAAGGAAAATTTGTCTGGTCCGCCTTAAGAGGAAAGTCACCTGGTTATGTTATTGATAATCCCGCAAAAAAGACGCCTGGTGGTGTTGGTGGTTCTATTGTACCATATACCAAAATAACTAAGAGAAAGATTCAAGGAAAGGAATTCAAGAAACTCCAGAAACATTATGCTGGAATGCTGAAAGGAAAGGTTAAAGTAGTGGCTCACATGCCATTTGTAAGGAAGAAACAAAAAATTTTATCCAGAAAAAGTAAACCATTCAAAAAAGTCCCTGATGGTGATTTTGTATTAATAAAAATTTCTTCCTTATCAGATTTAGACGTAGAAGGTCATTATCGTAATATTAATGGAAAGCAGGTTTGGATTCCAAAATACTCAAGAGCTGGAGAAGCCAAGAAAGCCATAGTAGAAGGTATTAGATCCGGAAAGATTAAAAAAACACCACTTCCCAAAACCAAATCTCAATTAGCGCAAGAAAAAGCAGAAACCAAGGAGAAGGTTTCTACTCAGAGGCGTGCGCAATCTTCAGAGGAAAAAAGAAGAAGAGAGACTGAAAAACAAGCCAGAGGTATAAAAGCGATACCCGCACCAGAGCCAAGAGAAGCAGCAATCCAAAACCTTATTGAAGAAACGGGACTTGAGAGAAAGGAAGCTGAAAAACAAATAGCGAAACGCATGGGATTAACACCAGAGCAAGCCAAAAAGAAAGCAGAAACCAAGCAACGGGAAGAAACATTTAAGGCTAAGCATAAAGAATTAGGCGCAAAATTAACAGCTTTAAATGAACTTAATAAAAAAATTCAGTCAGCACCATTGAAAAATTTATTAAAACTATTATTGAAAGGTTTTATGCTTATGGCGACAGGGAAGGATGCAAAAGTAGTTTTAAATAAATTTAAAAACTTTTACGGTAAATTACAGAAGGAGAAGAAACTGGATCAGAATCAAAAGAAAAAGCTTCTTCTCTATATTTTTAAGATTCATAAAGAAATGGAAGCATTATCAACTTCGAAAAAAGATTTTGAATATATCAGTGCTGCGGTGGATCAATGTGCAAAACGTAAGGTTGCACAGTCTGGTGGAAAGGGAAACTATAGGCAATATGTTGCTGAGTGTATTAGAATCATTGGAATATCCAGAAGAAGTGCTGGATTATCAAAGCGTTCTGGTGGTACAGCAAGCGAAGTCAGGCGCGGTCAGCGTAGGGTAAGAATGCAGAGAAGAAGCACTGCAAGACGCACAGTCAGAGCACAAAGGAGTGAGACTATGCGCCTCCATAATCAAGCAGTCCAAAGACTCAATGAATTTGAAGTCACATTTCATAGGCAATTAAACAGTAGAGATATAACCAGCGCAAAACGTACATTAAGAGTAGCAGAAGGTTTGATTGATGCTTTAAGAGGTGAAACTTCAAAAGTGTTCTGGGAAAATCAGTTTATTGAATGGCAAGAAGAAATACAAACACATTTACAATTAATACAAGAAGAACAAGAACGTAGAATAACACAGCAAATTCAAGAAAGAAGGGAAGCCAGAGAAGGTGTAAGATCCGCACGCCAGAGACGCATTGAAGAGAGAGTAAGACGTAATAGTGAAGCAATCAGTGCAAGTAGCGGTGCAAATGAATCCGAAGCAAGAAGTGCAAGTGAAGTAATACATATTCAAATACCGGAACGTGAGCCATTGACACCTGCTCAATATTCAATGTTATATGGTGGACGTGAGCCACCAGTCTATGCACTTCTAAATGCGCCAGCAGGAACACAACAAACAAGACGCGGTTATTGGACTCAAGCTGGTGTTTGGAGAAACCCAGTCTTTAGAACAGCAGAGCAGATAAGCCTCACGCGGGCTTCTGTGAGACAAGCAAGAGCCAGACGTTCTACGGGTTCAAGGATTTCCGTAAGACGTGGTGGAAGCAGAATGGGTGGTGGATCATCAACAGAATCTGCCTCTGCACGTGAAGCCAGAGCAAGAAGGCGTAGCCATCCTGGTCCTAAGATTCGGTGGAGGACAAGAATTACATTTGATGGAAGAAGCTATAATTCACTTCAAGAAATTAAAAAATCTGATTTAAGAAGGGGACAGCACCTGGAACTCAATCCTATTGCTAAAAAAGATTATGATTTTGTAAACACGGATTTTAATCCCCGAAAACCAGAGAGAGAAGGTAATCGAAGAAGAATTCAAATAAGGAAAGGAGAATCTGCGGGGAGAGCTAATTTCGATGTACGATATCACGAAAGAACTGGAAATTATATTTATTTAAGCATATTAAGACAAAGACCAGATTTCAGAGGACGTGGTGCTTCAAGCATTCTTAAACCCGCAATAATGTGGGCAGACAGTCAAAATCTAATAATTGGTGGATCACCCGGTCCAATTGGGAGAGACGAAGAAGTTGCGCCAGCTCACCTGACAAGAGCAGAGCAGATGACTTGGGCAGAGAATAACTCAAGAGATTTGGACAATTTTTATAGAAAACTTGAAGGAGAACCTAACTGGGAATATGGCGGTTCTTTTGCAAGATTTCCGCATCCCGAAAGAATTGGGAGAGCAAGAAGCAGTGACTTAGTTAGATCCATTAAAATAAAATTAGATTCCAGGAGAAAATTAATTTTCTTCAAAAATCCAAAAGTAAATATCGCTGAAATAGGTGGTTATCATTTCTATTATGATCCAGAAAAGGATCTGTTTTATCAATTAGATACGGAGTGAAAATAATGGAAAGAGAAGATATAGTTAAAGCAATAGCAGAATACCATGAAGACATGAATCTGGCTGTAGCAGAAATAGCGCTGGATTATGCAGTAAAGCGCAAAACTGAAGATATGAAATCTGGAGAAGACTCTTCAGTATATTATGGAAGAATTACACGCGCGGGACCATTTCTATATCCCGAAGGGTGGAAAAAGAAGGATTATAATAATTTGAAACCGTTGTTTCAAAAGACAAGCCATTTACCAATATTTGGCTCAACGGGCTTAGGCTCTCATAATGAGGACAGCCCAAATACGCATTTGGTTGGATTTAGTACAGATTGGGAATATGATGATAAAGATAAGGATATTTACGGGTATCAATATTTTTTTGATGATGTAAAGAATTTATCCGCATTAAAGAATCCCGTAGAACTTCCCGTAAGTATTAGATTTGACGATGCAGGTCACGGTAATCAGCAAGTCTTAACTGAATTACATCATTTAGCTGTAAGCCTCAATAAACTGGAAGATGACCGTTGTGGTCTTGAAGGTGGAAAAGCTTGCACTATTTCTCCCATAGGAGATGCAACTAAAGCCTATGGAATAAGTACAGAAATCGCGGAAGGTTCGACTGCGACAGCAGAGGGCACCGCGTCCAGTGATATTGGAACTGGCTATCAAAAATTAAAAAATGAAATCTCAGAGGCTATTGATATGACAAATGATACAACAAAAAAAATTACCAGTCCTGGTGCAGGCAAGCCAACTCCCAGCAAAAATGAAATTGGTTCTTATGTTGAGACTTGCGCTAATGGCGCTAAGACTGAAGAAGAATGCAAAATGCAACAAAAAAGAGAAGAAAGAACTGGTAAAGGGTATGACAGGGATGATGGAAAGATGGGAAAGGATTTAGAAGATCTGGACATCACCTTAGAGGATCTCACAGCTCTAATTGAAGAAAGCGATGACTTGAGAAAGGAAAATAAAGATTTGAAACTCCAGATAGAAGATAACCGCAAGGAAACTTCAGACCTGGAATCGAAAGTAAATAGCTTAGTTAAGTGGCAAGAGCAAGCATTCGCAGTAGAAAAAGAACGCCAAGCAGAGGAACTGGAAGTGCTAAAAAAAGATTTAGTTGAGAATCATAGTACTTGTAAAAAGTTCATTGAAAACCACAATGAATATGATTTTTTGACTGAATTTCATAAAGGGCTTCCAGTACCAGCAAGCGAAGAAGAAGATCTGGACGGGTATATTCCTACTTCCTTAGCGGATATGGGAAAAGACCTTAAAGATATTAAAGAGAAATTCAGCTACATGAGGATGAGCTAACCATGACCGTCCCAAGCGATTTTGTAGCTCAAGGTATCTATAATATTTTTATCAAGAAAGAAAAAGGAGAGAAGAGAATACTGGTTAAAGCCAGCTCTGGAGCCGATACAATCTTTATTAGCGCTATTGTCACCAGAAAAGGCGAGACTGCTGGAACTCCCGAAGTAGATCTATGTGCTAAGGGTGAACCAGTGTTTGGCGTTATCGTTGGACAAGCATGGGCTGCACGGGATATGTCTAAAGATTCTGATTCTCCATTTACAGATGGAACATTTTTGTTTATGGAAAGATTAGAGGACGGAGACCAAGTCTGGCTCACTGCTAAGACAAATACCACAATTACCTTCGGTGGTACTGTCCAAGTAGATGGTGGGTTTATCATTGACTTTGCTTACGTAGATGCGGCTGCAGCTACTGATACACTCTCAAGTGCTATTGGTAATACGTTAGTTGGCTGTACTCTAACAGCAGGTCAAGAAAAGTTATGCTTAATTGAGATCTCCGGTACTGGAGTAGGTGCTGTCTAATGAGTTCATATTACGGAAACTTAACACCAAATCAAGTAAAATTTATCCAAGCGGAAATTGAAGAACAAACCTGGAATAATACCTTATTGAGAAATTTTTTCAATAATAAAGTTAATCCGGGTTTAACCAGAAGTATTCCAGAAGGGTTATTGACTTATGAAACTACTTTATGGGAAAAATTGAAGCCTGGTAAAATTGGCGCTGATATATACGATTTACCGCAAAACACACCTGGATTTAAAGTACAAGAAGCCAAAATCATGGTTTTAGGTACTAAGATCGTTTTAGGATATACCGATGTTCTAAGATGGAAAAACAACCGCCAGATTAACGGTGGTGGAGAAATGATGGGTCGTGTTGTTAATCAGCAAATGAAAGCATTATACCAACAAGTTGATCAATTCTTAGCCAGAGGCGATGCCTTTAAAAGTCCTGTTGCAGGTGACTTTATGGCTGGCGCTGGTGTATTTACGGGATTGTTTAATGGTGGTACTACGTTTGCAGGTGGCGGTGGTGATGACGTTATGACCGCGGCGGGAGACTATATAGCAACATTCGCCAGAGCCAAAAAAGCTCTGAAAAAGGCGGCTTTCGAAAAGAAAAAGTATATGATTTTCAGTGACGTAGACGTGGAAGAAGCAGCGCAACAAGGTACTAATCTGTATACCACTTATACTCCAATTACAGAGTATAGGGCGATAATGGAAAGACCGGATGTTGCGGGTTGGATTGCTTCACATCAATTTATAGATCAAGCAGAGACCGATTATAAGATGGTTGTCACCACGCCCTACACGTCTGAAGGCAAACCAGCTTATCGTTTAATTCAAGGTTTTGATTTTAGAATGATTCCTCTATACGGTGGCGCGCTAAATGGCGCACTTCAATATGAAGTGGCAGTTATTTGGTCTGGCGCATTAGAGTTTTTATTTACTGACGCTGCTCAAGTGACCGGAACTTTAACATTAATATAAAACTACATGGTTTTTGGTTTAATAATTTTTTTTTAAACCTTTATTATTTATACCTATGCGCAGGTGGTCTCCTACAAGTCAGATTGTACGGTGCAAGGGTTCGAATCCCTTCATGGGTATGCTATACTGAAAATAGTAAAAAAAAAAAAATAAGGAGAAAAAAAAAATGGTTGATTATACGGGAAGTGAAACGGTTTTATTAAACGCTGCTTTAGGTCTCTATAAAAGGACGATATCACCAGATATACCCATTGATAGAACTAATAAGGATGTCATCATTGCTGCTCTGGATAATGCACATGCGGGTGGAAAGATTGTAGGGAATGTAATAACCCAACACGAATTAATGTGGTCTATTTTATCGAAAAATGGAGTTGAGACTGAATCTAATGAACATCGTCAGATTCGATTGAAAAAGGAGAGATTAGCAAAAATCAGAAAAATTAATGTCGGTGAACTTCAATCAAATGTAGAAGCAAAGAAAGCTGATTTGAAGAAAGCGCAAGACGTTGTTAAAGCAGAGGAACAGAGATTAAAAGACGCTGTGAAGAGAGAGAAACTGGTAAGCAAGAAAGAAGAAACTGCCATAAAAGCGCAAGCTGAAGCAGAAGCAAAAGCGAAGGACGCAGAAACGCAAATGGAAGAAATGAAGAAAAAAATGGCGGCAATGGAAGCCCAATTGAAAAACGGATCCGCAAAAAAAACAGAGTCAATAATCGTTAAAGAACCGCCAAAAGAGATTAAAGAACCAGAAACTCCCACAGAAGAAAAAACAATAGACGAGCTAATTGAAACTCTGAAATAGACCAGGAGGAGATAACCTAATGGTTTATTCAGAAGATGACGATTACGCATTGGCAAATAACTATGATACTTGGATTCTATATAAGGCAAAAAAAACCTTTCCAACTGAGAAGAAGTTAGCAAAAGATCGGATATGGGCTAACTCAATCATTAATCGTTGGATTGGCTGTAAAAACGTGGATATTACGGATGCAAGTTATTTCATATATTTGGAAGAGCTTGAAGTGGAAGTAATAATGCGGATGCATGATAAAGGGAAAGAACGGAAAGCGGGAGAAGCAAAAGGAATCTATTCGCCACATGACCATTTATATCAAGCAGAACGTAATTATCTTATCTCAATTGGGAAAGATACGGGATATAGAATTAGAAGAGGTGTACGCGCATAACCTTCGAATTTTTTTCAGACGATTTCATTTTAATTATCCAAGCGGGACCATTCACAAATTTAAATCGAACACCAGTGGTTATATTGGGCGGGGACGAGAATGAACGTGGCAATCCAGACGAGGGTATTAGGGTTATGGACAGTGACGTTGAGACGGGCGAAGGAAGTGACGCTTATGGAAATATAATTTATGAAAGGCAAGACGGGATCATCCGTGCGTGGACATCCAGCAGACCAGATCGAAAGAAACTTAGGGACGACCTGGTATATATTATTGAAAACTCCGGCGAAAATGTTTTAATTACCGGATGGGGAGTTATAAATTTTTTAGATTATCATGCATTTGAAATTAGGCTAAGAAGGTGTGAAGCATAATGGAAATTTTGACGGTGAGAGAAAGTGATACGAAATATGCTACGGTAGTATTCAGTTGTACTCTATAGAATAAAAAATTAATTTATGAAAATTTCATAAAAAAAAAAATAGGAGAAAAAAAGCATGGGAAAATATTTTATTGATCATATCTATTGGGCTTTAGAAAACGGTTATCTCAATCTGGCAACTGGCGTACCAGATCCTATGGATGGTTCTGATGTACATCAAGGTTTTAATGTATGTCATGGAGACATAGAAGTCCCGAAACCCGCAAAAGAAACGCAAGTAGAAACTTCTTCAGACAGTTTAAATCCAGATCCAGCTCTTTCTTATACCAAGGACGAAGCACCTGGTTCGGGTTCATTTCCAGGTGGAGATGGAATGACTTACAGAGATATATTCTTAATGGCTGCTGCGTTTCCACATAAAGAAACTTCGGGTACGTGGGGAGGTGGTGTTGGAACTTATGGAAAGATACTGGGGAATTTTTCTGCTGAAGATGATCGATCTTCAATAATGATTCAAGCGGGAATAACAGATGGAAGCACACCAATAAACCGCTGTTATAATGGCATACTCCCTACGGGATACCAACTTGGCTTTAAGAAAGGTGGAGTATTAAAAGAATCAGTGGAACTCTCAATTGCAACCTATATTGCTAATACGCAAGCATTTGTCACTAATGCGAATTTTGATGATGGGCGTTGGAGTTTATGGGCATTAAAAGGTGCTACTCCAAAACTGTATCATGCCACAGATTGCAAATTATATTGGGATGAGTCACATGCAGCGGAATTAGCAGGTTTGGCTATTGAAGACTGTCAATTAAAGGTTGGCTTACCACATGACGTAGAAGCTGATTCAAGTCAATTATACCATGAACACGAATGGAGTAAAAAACGTACATTTGGCGCAACTGTGACGGGAATAATGACGGGTGATACTGAATTTCTGGAAGCAGAAAAACTTTTTGCTGCTAAAACTAAGAAGGATTTGCGATTAAGCTGGGACCAAACTGTAAATGAATTAAAATGGCTTCAAGTTGATGACGCATGGGTGGAATCTTATGGTGCTGAGAAAATACCACATAAGGAAAACGCCAGACGCTTGGAACTTAAATTTATTGGTGTTGCTGCTAATTTTGAAGGAAACTATAATAATTTACCAGATCCAACTTCAAGGCTGGATCTAAGTCCATAAAAGGAGGTGAAAAAACAAATGGTGAAAGAAATAAGAATTGGAGATAAGGTATATACTTTCAAGGAAAACATGATGGGATTAGATTTACTTGCTACATTCGAAGAAGGATGCCCAGAGTGGAAAGCACTAAAAGCCACTGGTGGTTTAATTGCAAGAGCTTCAGTGAATCCTAAGTTAAGCAATAAGGATGTATTTATGATGCCTTATGGGGAATTCATTCAAATGATCCGAAAATTTTCAGATTTATATGGTGCACCTGGCGAATTCGATTTTTTAGAAAAAGAGTAGAGATTTTATTCTCAGAAGGGAGATATCCTTTAGATTTGATCCTTCTGGAGAATACATCAATGACACTGACCGAACTGGATAACCTTAAGAAAAACAACCCAAAAAGATATTATAGGTTTGTATTTTTTATCCAAGAAAAGTTTAAGAGAGAATCTGTAGCATTGGAAAAAATCAAGGACCAGGCAAGTGGAAATAGTGGTTCAAAAGATGTTTTTGTTATGAATGAGAGAGACGATTTTGTATCAGAAATAGGTGAAATGAAATAAGCGAACGTGAAAAGGAAGAAGAACAACTTCCAGATAAGAAGAAAATAAAGGGCTTAACGGGTATGTTTAAATCCATTAAGAATGCTGCGCTTTCTTCGGGACCACTTGGCGCTGTCTTTAGTGCAATGGAGTTATTACAGCCTTTACTCAAGCCTTTAGAAATCATTATGACTATTATTGGCAGTTTATTTACTGCCATGGCTGCTGAGATATTACCACCATTGATGGATGCTTTAGCTCCCGTTTTTGAAATGCTTATTGAACTTACACCGCTGTTTCAAGAAATTGGTACGAATATCGGGGAATTAATAACAGAATTTCTTCCGCCACTTGTTAATATTCTCAAAAATTTTATGATTTCTTTAAAACCATTGATACCCGTAATAATGAAAATTATTAAACAGATTATGGATCTTGCATTAGTTGTACTTCCTATTTTAATTAATGTATTTATGACTATTGCTAATGTAGCTTTAGCTGTTTTGAAACCTATTTTGGAGTGGTTAAGTAGTTTAAATGCTGGGCAGTTAAGTGCAGTTATTTATGCTTTTGGGTTGGGATTATCCGCGCTGTGGGGTTTTCTGCACATGGGTGGTCCCTGGGGCGCAGCTATTGGTGCTGGTCTATGGGCGGGATTTATGACGGGACCATTATTAATGGGATTTGGTCAAGGTGGAGTTGCTATGGAACCACAAGTAGCGATGCTTGCTGAAAATGAACCCGAATTAGTAGCACCATTAAGTCCATTTAATAGACGGATGGATGATATGATAAGCGCGCAAGAAGAAACAAATACCTATTTACGGTTAATGTATGAAGATAAGGTTTTTAGACATGAATTAAGGAGAGGTTTCTAATGACATTAAATTATGGAAATGTGTATATTGAATACGGTGAGACTGCTGGTAATGGAGAAATGAGGCTGGCTTGTAGGGAAGAGCCAAAAGTAGATATTAAGGAAGACGCAGGTAAAAATATTTTTCACATGCCAGGAGACAGGCGCGCAGAAGTTCATGGTATAGAAACCATTATTCGAAAAGTCATTATTAGAGAAGCTTTATTTAAAACTGAAGCAGATTGGCTCTTATGTCAAAAGAATCTCAGAAAATTAAATAAAGCAGGTACTATGACGCTACAATGGGCGAAGAATTCCACTCCTACATTTATTTACTTCTGGAGTGATGGTACTACTGATTATAATGAAATGGAAGTTAAATATATTACTTGTAAAGGCGGAACGCGCGTTTCACATGGTACGCAAGAGAAATTTATGATTGATCAAATCCAATTTGAACAAGCAGGGTGATACCACATAGCTACACTAACAAACTTAGATATTAGCGAAGGTGTCATTATCTATGAAAGAGGTGGTTATCCCGAAGCAAAACTGGTTATTAAGGATGGTGTGACCATTGCATCTGGGGATCTAATTCAAATAAATGGGAGATTTACTACTGCGGGTACTACTGAAGTTGTTTCCAGTAATGATGGTTATACTGTAAATGGCACTAAACAATTTAAGGATGATAACGCTACTTTTCAGACTAATAATGTTGCTGTGGGTGATATATTATGGATTATGGAAGATAATTTTGAAGGTTTTTATGTTATAGCTTCCGTTGATTCTCAAACCCAAATAACTGTCACCGCAGCAGGTAATTTCACAAGTACAACAGTATTAAATTATGAAATCTGGACCTCAATTATATTTAAGGGAAGAATTGTAGACCGGAATTTTGAGAAAGTAAAGACTGTTTTATGTGAATCTGAAGCAGAGGAGATTGACAAACAAATTGAAACGGATTTCTACTGTGGTAGATTAGGTGGATTAGTGCAAGAATTATTGGACCATGAATGCGCTTTTATTAATCATAGCTTTACACAGACCAGCCCATATAATTATCGCGCGCCTCATAACTTTAGGAATGAAGCGGATGGAACATACGCAGGCGATTCTTATTGGAATAATCTCTATAAGACTGGAACTGCTACAATTGAAGTATTAGCCAGTCTGTCTGGTCATAAAAAAGTAATGGAATTAGATTCTGGAACGGGTGCTGCTCAATTCTCAACTTCACTTTGGAATAAACTCTATGATACAATGGAGTTTTACATAAGATTTGCGCAGAATAATAAAAAATGGCAATTACAACTTGATGATGATCAAATCACATTTTATCCTGGAGTACGCCTTAAATGGGATACTGATGGAAACCTAAAATATTTAACGGGTGATTTTGCCACACCGGTATGGAATACAATTGAAGCCTATTCTGCAAATATATGGTATAAACTTAAAATAAAGTATGATATTACCAATGAAGATGGTATTGGAGACGACACACATGATTGGCATTTCTGGATTGATGATGTAAGTAAGGATGGTGGTTCTGGTTATGCTTTTTGGCACACAGCATATCTTGAAAATAGAACTATGAAAAACTTTTATTTTGCATCTGCTGCTACTGCCGCGGGTATTGCTTATTTTGATGCATTTGGTTCTGTATATGATAATAATTATATCTTAGGCGTAAATGCTGACGTAGAGTACAACGAACTAATCTACACCACTGAGTTCTTGAAATATCCAATGACAGAGAAGACAATGAGGCTTTACTTTAATTCTTATGCAGATAAACACCTAAAGGTCTGGTATATTACACCTACTTATGAAATTCTATTCAATGACGGAGACGTGGATTCGGGAATTGATCTTAATGCAAGTTCTAATTATAAAAATGCTGAAGGAAAAAAGCAAGTAAAAGCTATTGACAAGGTGCATCTAAAAGGTGGAATTGTAGACGGAGTAAGAATATTTTCTACTTATGGCGCTGGTGATGTGATTGCTAAAGATACTTACGCACATATTTTAGACCAATCTGATTTAGACGATATGGCTCAGCAAGTATTTTCCAGGCAGAGTGCGGGGATATTAAATGTTGCTCTGGATTATCAAGAACTTAGTTATGGTTATATTCAAATTGGAGAAGAAATGACTATTGTTGGTAATACCATTAGATTTAGGCGCTCAGATGAGTATATCGCTACTGTGAATACTCAATTCAAACTGAGGGGAGAAAGACTCCAATTGGGTGAGAATGCGGTAATTATTTACAGCGAACTATATTTAGATGATGTTTTGCTATTTCAGAGGAGTGAACAAGCAGATACTCAGAAAGCAACCGAAGAAAACTCACAGTTAATAAGCGAAGTTGGCATTGGTACAACCGTAGTAGGTGGTGTTAGCGGTGGTGGTGCGGATAACACTATTACTAATATAGGTGCTGCTGGTGTTGGTGTCTATAAGCAAAAGGTTGGTATTCAATTTCAGTTAAAGAATATAAATGCGGGAAGCAATAAGATCACCATTACTGACGACACCACTAATGACGAGGTGGATATTGATTTAGACATTAGCCAAATATTAGAAGACACGCCTTCTGATGCACAGGTTCTTAAAGCGCCCACTTCAAACTGGGCTTTTGATCACCAAGCCAGCCCAACAAACATAAAACATTTGACAGACCTGCAATTAGCAGCTTTACATGCTAAATATACAAATGCCGAGGCTGTTGCAGCAGTAGCAGCTGGAGATGATTACCTTAAACTTGTTGGGGATACTATGGGTGGTGCTATTAATATGGGTACTTATAATATCACCAATGTTAATATTATATCAACTCGAAGCATAGATAGTTATGACAAACTTAGGGTATGGAACAGTAATTTATATACTATTGGTATGCGTAGTGCAATGTCCTATGGAGGTCTTAATAGCTATGCTATGACTTTTACTATGAATAATGATGCCGCCAGAGGTTTTGTTTGGAGAGATTCTGATGATGCCCAAAATGATGGTGCTATGAGTCTCACTACGGGCGGAATATTAACCGTTAAAGAAAGTATTACAATAGGTACTGGAGCTATTACTTCTGATGATGGAAATTTATTATTTACGTTTGGAAGGGGAGCAATTGGTTCACCTATCACTACATTTGCCGCTTTTGCTCATAGATATAATATGAATTCTACTGATTATGGTTTTATGCAAGCTTCTGATGGGCGAACATATATTAATGCTATGACAGGAAAAACAATTTCTTTTAGTATTAATGCTGTCGATAAAATGAATATGAATGTTTCTGCTTTAACTATGTCGCTTCCAATAGCTATGGGCACTAATAAGATAACTGGATTAGCAGCACCAACTGCTAATGGAGACGCTCTCAGATATGAAAATATAAGCAATTTGGATTACGATCCACTCCTCTGGACTCAAACCAATGTTGCAGCTTCTAAGAGAGCAATTAAAGACGCTTTAGTGCCCTTAACCGGTGCATTGATATATTCGGGTACATGGACACCCGGAACTGATCCTTATCCAGAACCTCAAACATCTGGTACAGTAGGTTCTACTGCTGGTACTTCTGTTTTTACTGATGCAACTAAAAATTTTACTGCTTTAGGTGTAGAAGTGGGTGATATATTAAATATTCGTGAAGGTGTAGATTTAGGATTTTATATTATTGATATAGTTGGAACTACTACAGTCACATGCACGGGTGATACTTTTGGAACAGTAAGCAATCTTGAATACCAGATATTTAGATCTGTAAGCGGAGAATATTGGATATGTGATGCAGATGGTAATTATGACACCATAGCCTATGAAGTGAGTGATTGGTTAGTTTGGAATGAAACAGAAATAGAATGGAACAGACTTAGAAATAAATATGGTGATAATGTTATTTCGGTTGCACCCGGAGACAGTATTCAGAATGCGATTAATGAGATTGCATCAATTGGTGGTGGTACGGTATTTCTTTTAGCTGGAACACATAATGACTCAACGGATACATTTCCTATTACTATTAATAATACAAATAACCCTTATAGCAGCCCAATAGTTATACGAGGCGCAGGGGAATCAACCATAATAGACCCTAATAGCTACGTTCAAGTTTTTGATATTGATAAGACCGATATTTGCATCTTACAAAATTTTAATATTGATATCACCGATTACACCGGAAATGTAAAGGGTGCAATTGATATTAACGAAATAGGAGCCCATAAAGTTGTTTGTAATAATTTACATATATATGGGGATGGAACTAATGGAGTAGGTGTATGGTCTCAATCTGCGGGTGTCGAGATTCTAAGTTGTATATTCACATCTATTTCTGTTGGCGTGACTTTACAGGGTAATTATTCCATTGTTTCTCATAATCAAGGTTATGGTTTGGCTTCTTGTCTTGTGGCTTATAGTGGCGTTGGTAATATTGTTTCTACCAATATAGCTTTTAACTGTGGACTGGGTATTATCTCAAATGGTGCAACTTATTACGTTCTTGATGGTAATGTTATTTATAATCCCGGTGTGTATGGAATAAAGATCATTAATGCGAGTTCTTATGGTGCTATAAGTAATAATGTCATACATTCCGCTGGTAATGATGGTATAGAAATCACGGGTAGTTCTCTACGTAATAATCTAAACGGTAATGTTATAGTTAATGGCTCAGCTTACGGAATTAATATAGAGGCTGGTAGTAATTATAATAGTATTGGACCAAACATAATTTATAATAATGCTTCTGGAGATATAAATAATAATGGAACTGGAACAATCGATTATGATTCTCTTCATGCCATTGGTACAGCAAATGCAAAATGGAAACCATTAAGTGCTGGACCTTCAAACCCACCCAGTGCGGCACAATCTGACGGATATAATATATCCAATACTGGAGCTACGAATTTCTTTATAAATTGGTATATTCCTTTATCACCAACATTAGGTGCATTAAAATTATATATTAAAAGTGTGGAATTAGGTTTACAAGATGCAACTGGTACTGATTATGTAGATATAATATATTTATTTAACATGACTACTCATGCAGTTCGAAATACATTGATGTCGAATGGTGCTAATCTAATTGCCGCGGGTACATATACGTATGTTTCAGGAGCACCTTACGATATGAGTGCTTCAAAAACTATGTGGTTATTTATGGGTTGTGCTGTTAATAATGCTCAACGACTTGATATATCAGTAGTAAGGGTAGAATATTATTATGATACATAGGTGAAAAAAATGGATAAAGAACAACTTAAAAGTAGAATAGATTTTAATAACATACAAAAAAAAAGTATTGAAACTGTAAAAGGAATTCCAGAAACAGCAAGAAACTATGATTATTTAGTGGATTTTGAAGGTAACTTTATTATTCCTTTAACTCCTTTAGAAGTTAAGTTGATTGAGAAAATAAAAGAATTAGAAGCAAGATTAAAAATACAAGAAGAAAAATAATGAATACTAAAGAATATATTATTGGGTGTGTTGCTCTATTTGGTTTTGTCGTACTTGAGATTTATATTTGGACGGTTTTCGTTGCATATCTAACACATGGGGTTGATTTCCGTATCATCATTCAATTTAATAATTATAATGAGTTTTGGTTTGAATTTATAGCATTTAACTTAATTACGACCCTATTATTAATTAATTTAATTTTAAGCACAAAAGCCTATTTAAGGAGCAAACCTTAAACAAGGAAGTAATAATTTTCAAGCTAATCTATTTAAAAGAAAAAAGAAATAGTAATAATAAAAGAGGTGTAAAAAATGAATTTAGACTTAGTAAAAGAACTACAAAAATATGAGAAAGAAAGACAAGACCTGATCAACGCCGTGAATCAAGCACAGCAGCGGGTTAATGAAATCCAGACTCAACTTATTAGAAGAGAAGGGATTATCGCATGGATGAAGGAGTCTCTCCAAGAAGAAGCGCAGAAAAAAGTACCAATAAAAAAAGGAAATATTAAAGCGCAAAAAGAAGCACTAATGGCGAGAGCAAAAAAAGAAGTTGATAAGGCACAGAAAACCGAAAAGGGAGAGGGGAAGCCTGCGGAAACTGGCAATTAAGGTAAGTTGGTGTAGTATAAAGAAATTCTTTAACACAAAAACATTTTCAAAACTGGATATGCTGATTTTTTTAAGTTTTATTCTCTTTTGGGCGTTTATGAATACAGAGCTTTTTAGAAATTGGAAGGATTATTTTCAATTTGTTTATTTCTCTGGCGGTCTTGCTGTCGGTTGGATCTCTGGGCATCTTAGCCTTAGAAAGATTAGGAGTGCATTAGAAAAGGCGGAAAATATCATTAGAAGCCCAAAAAGTAATATGGACCAAAAATATCATGCGGCATGTGATGCCATTGACGAGAGTTGTTTTTATTTAGGCGTAGTTTTCGAAAAATACAACAGAAAGCAGAGGACTGCGCCCGGTTGGAAAGAAGCAAAAACAAAAGAAGAGAATATAGAGGAGGTGAAAAAAAACTAATGGACGCATTTATCAAAAAAAGGTTTGGAATTCTCTTATTGATTGTTATTGGTGGCTTAGCGCTTCCACTTGGAGAATTGATTGTTGCTTCGCCAATACCAATAATGTGGAAATGGTATATGGGGACTATTTTAACAGCAGGCTTGCTCTTCGGTGAAGAATATGTTAGACATCAATTTAAAATCGCAAAAGAAGACGTTCCAGAGAAGCCAGAAAGATCATTACCAGCACTGCCGGTATTACCACCACATTAAGATAAAAAAAAATTATTTATTTCTTTTTTTTAGATTTATAACACACTTTAACTTCTATAATTTCAATGTTAAAGAAATCGTTGAGTTCTGCTTCAAACTTTTGATAATTCTCTAATAAAGCGCTTTTTTCGCTAATATTTAGTTTGCTTTCCAAGATTCGCTGTTTTGCTATTCTAATCATGTTATATTATTTCTTTTTCCTTCTTTTGCAATTATCTTCCTCAATTAAATCAATATTAACTTGGTATGCTTTACAAAACCATCCAATTCTATGCATACAAGCATCACAACGATGTTCATAACTATCAATTATATCAGACATTATAATACTAATCTATTAATCCCCACTTTTTTAGTAATTTCAATACATAATCTTTATGGTGCCATAAAGACTGATCCCAACAATATCGACACTCCCAATTTCCAAATTGATTCTCAACTAAATCCCGATTACAATTAGGACATTTACCTTTTTTTTTAAAACAATAAACAATAACTCCTTTTAATAACCAGTATTTAATATAATCAAATTCTTCCATAATACTCACCTATTATCATTTATGAATTGTTTGGTTAAATTATTCAATTCTCCCATTAATTTGAATCCTTCTTCTGATTGTTCCTTAAATAAGTCTGGATTATCTGGATTACATCCAATCCATAACATCCTTTCTATTATTTCTGATCGTGTTTTCATATATTCTTCAAATTTCATAATCTTTTATATCTTTCATAAAAATCTCCATGAAAAAAATCTAAACCTTGAAAAACAGAATCACTTCTTTTCTTTAATTCTTTAACATAATCCGAATCCGGAAATTGTTTTATGATTTCATAAATCAGATTATTTACACCAGAAACTATATTTTTAAATGATTCTTCCCATGTAAAACTGTTTAAATCGTCTCCTAATTTAAATATCCAAATATCATCATAGAAATATGATATTGAGAAATTTATTTCATTCTTCCCTATTCTCATTAATTCTCTTATCAAATTCATTATTTATTCACCATCAGGGACTTTTTATTTTTTCTAAAATTTCAAATGGGATGCAAACTACTTGAGGTATAGTCACAGGCGTTTTCCAAACTACTTTAATGAATTCTTTATAGATTACTATATCCCATTCTTGATCTTTATCTTCAAAATGCAATTTCTTCATTATCTATTCTCCAGGTGGAATTTTTTATGACATGAAAAGTGTGAAAACCGGGTATAACGTGCTTTAAAGAGCTTCTGCCAGTTATAGATTTTATGATGTAATACTATAGATTGCTTGTACTTAATAGGTTTTTTACAGAAAAAACATTTGAGAAATTTTCGGTGATTCCTGGTCTTTTTTTCAATTAGGATTTTTTTAGCTCTTATCCAGAGAGGTGTTTTCTGTAAATCCCTATAGTATCTTCCTTCAAAATCTCTGCGCCGCATGAAATTATAGGCTTTACCGCTTAATCTCCATAACCTAAAACGTTTAAATTTCATAAAACTACTCCTATTATCATTATAATAACTATAATTATTATCCAAATAACCGCAATGTCCATAGTTCTTTCATAATCCAGGTGTATCTGATAATGAATTTCGCATACCAGGATCATTGCAAGAATTAGAACTACACCGACCAGTATAATAATAGTATTCACTATAATATCTCCTCTCTTAACTTCATTGCACTTTCCCGACTAATTTTTAAAATCTCAACCGTTCTTTTTATATAGAAATTAAGATTGGTGGAGACGATTTCATACCAAAAGGCAGACTCTGCATGCGCCAATTTCAATTCCAAAAGCATTCTTGTAATCTCATCGAAAAACTGCTCTATAACCTCATTCTTTTCTTCGGAAGAAGAAGCAGAATTGAAATCTTTCATTGTTTTTAAGTCATTGATATATACGGTTTTTATTCCATTACTCAATTTTTTAAATATAGCTTCTAAATCACTCATGTTTATCCACCCAGTCTATTTTCATTTTGGTTTTATTGTTTTCCTTCGCTGTTGCTGCTTCTTTCTTCTGTTCTTCTTCTCTTTTATATCTTTCTAATATATATAGATAATTAGAATACCTGGCTTTCTTAATTGGATCTTTCACATTTTCCACCATTTTCCTTAAGTCATTAAGGTTCCGTATACCCTTAATAATACGCCCATTATCAAGAACTATACCTAATTGATATAGCGAGCAAGTAAGTCTATTGCCACAGCTCTTACAGTCATGTACCATTATTTACCACTTACTATTTTTTTTATATATTTTTTCAATTTTTCTTCAGTATTCTCAAGGATTGGTAATAAATAAGCCTTAATGTATAGTTCTACTTCCATGTGGTCATGTTTAGAGAGCTTCCCAATTAATTCTTTAGCACATTCTATATCATTTGGTAAATCATTGCTTTCATACTTTAGAAATTCAAAATTGCCAAGATTTATAGTCACACCTATTTTCATAAACTTATTACCACCTACTATTGTTATAGTCTATTGGTGTGAAACATTTACAATATTTTTGCCTTCTAAAAAAATGCACTGGCATTCCGCGATATTCGCTACATTGATAATCGTCAATAAGCCATTCACATTGTAAACATTTAGCCATTAAAGAATAATGAAGCTCATCTGCTCTCTGTTGGTCTTCTCCCATCATTCTATTACAGTCACTACATACTCCACCTACAAGATCGGTGTACTTTCCACACTCGCCACATGGATATTCATTCATAATTAATTCCTCTTTAAAACGTAGTTTGCCTTATCGCAGGTACAGTCTGGATATTGAATATGCACCATGTGTCTTTCAAAATGTTCGCCAGGTGTGCATTCGCAGCAGTGAGTTTTTGGCTCTAAAGAATCCGCCATTGCTTCTAATTTCTTTTCAATCAAATTTTTATCCAAATCCGGATCATATTTCTTAGTCATCTTTCATAATCACCCAATGAATCTCCGAATTTCTTTAGAGATGCCCATTCATTTAACATCATCAATGCTTCTTTCAGCTCAACGTGCCTCTTTAATTCATTATCGTAGAAATACATTCCAAATTTCCCCGTTTTAATCTCATAGCGTTTTATTGCTTCTGTTGGCTCTACGGAATTATCTTTTGATTTACTATAGTTATTCAAAAGATCCTTCTGGGAATCTTTCCCATCAAGCTCTTGCTCCGATGGTTTTTTATTTATGATGTCGAAACCTGTGCAATTACATACAGGACACATTAAGTCCCCTTTATCATTTTGGTCTAATTCCAATGAATCCCAAATTCTATTACAATCAAGACATCTATACCTCGGAGGTTTCGAGTCTTGCCCATTGGCATAGAGTTCATTACACCATTTACCTTTTATTTTATAAGCCCCTTGATGATCACATAATCCCCAAGAATCACATCCATCACAGCTCGGTTTTGGTTCTTTCTCCGTTGGATTACATGGAGTATTTTGTGCTGTTTGGAAATTTGCACCGCATTTAGTACAAGTTCCATCTGAACCAACAACCTCAAAATTATGTATCATTAGAAAATCTTCATAGCTCGGAAGTTTCTTATTTGGATAACCTGCTTGCTCTTTATTATAATATACTTTCTCATCAATCCGTGATTTATTGCTTGGCGGTTTCGAGTCTTCCTTTAGTAGTTTGAGTTTAAGTGTTTCTTCATGGTTTCTTTCCCAGAAGCCCTCTGGCATCTGAGGTTTCGGATCGCCACCGAGCTTCTTTAACCCATTCTCCCATGCTTCAATATACATTGCCTCATCATCCTTTTTTATATTTAATCCATAAGTAAATGCTTTTAGGTTTTTAAATAACTCCCGCAGAACCTCATGATCTATTTCCCGTAATTTATCCACACCTTCATTTATTTTATTCTGACTTATCCATGATCGTTTGGTTCTCTCTTGAAGATTATCAACATGATCCGGAGATATTCCGTGTACGGTCTTAAATAAGGTTTCATACTTCTTTTTCAGTGAGTCCATTCTCTTAGGTAATGTATCAGTCCCAATAGCTGTTGATGTTGCAATTGTATCTGTAAGTCCAAGCTCTTTTTCCAATCTTTCGATTCTCTCTGCTTTAATCCCATTTAAGTTCATTTCAAGCGCATTGCAAATGTTCTTAATTCTATTATTTATTGCTTTATGATATACACCATGAAAAGCTACAGTAGATTCACTTTCGAGTGCTTCATTAAGTTTTTTTTCCAGCTCGGTTATCTTATCCTTCATACCAGAAGCTTCCTCTAAAAAAGCTTCCACTGTTAGTTTATCACTCATGGCTCTTTCTCCACCCACTTCGGTACATATCCTATATTTGCGATGACTGCCTCATTATTCCCTTTCCATAAAGCGATTAATGTTTCAGTCCGTCCATTAAATACATAATTACCACATTTTTGACACCAGGCTTCTATTGAATAGCCATCCGAAATTGGCTTAAATCTAACAACATCATTACAACATGCTGATTTCATGTGGTCCGTTTCAAATCCATCTTTTCTATTTCCCATCTTTTCCATACTCCGTTATATCTTTAATTTTATTAAACACTGTAAAAAATCCCCAGTGCTCAAGGTTTTTGATACTATTAATTTCTATAATTCCTTTTCGGAAGGCTTCTATGGAATCAAACCCATCTAATTTAGCTTCTGTCTCTCCTACATTTCCAAACTGTTTTGGGTAAATCTCTTTAATTAATGCTGTATATAGCGTTTCCCTGATTTTGTTTTCGCCTCCCCTAAAGTCAATCTTTACAATATCCCCAACAACATAGTTAGGGATAAAAATCACTCTATATGTGCGCTGCTTTTGCTTGTTAAGCAATTTTTCCTTAAAATGTGTAAACAATATTGATTTCATTCTCTCACCCATTTTTTATAGAATGGCTCTAAAACATTCTTAATAATAATGTATTCAATTTTTTGTCCTTCCAATGCTCTAAAGACCTTTTCAAGCTCTTTTCTATTAACAGAAATCATTTCTTCTTTAGCCACTATATTAGTATTAAGCATGGCTAACTGTTTCTCTATAGACTCGTCAAAATCAACAAACACAGTTAGTTGATCTACATTCCTAAGTTGATCCCGTGAGACTTTTACATGGGCTTCAAGGTGTTCCTTTAGAATAGTCTCAGCATTCATAAATTCCTTAGCCCAACTTGTTGTATAATCTAAAGCTGCTTTAAGATCTTTTTTTAGATTTTCCAAATAATCTTCTCCGTTATTATGTGCAATCTGCCAAGCTGGCTTCATACATATAGTACAATGCGTTTCTTCATTGTTAAAAACATGCTTACATTTCTTTTTTTCACTCAAGATTTTTCACCTATATAATTTTATTAAAATAAAAAAAAACTAAGTTAGAACTAATCTTTCACCCGTTTTAGCTTTAAATAAATTCCTTATTGAATCTTTAAATCTGATTTTATTTTTGATCTCAGGAGGTAGATTTTGAACTTGAAAAATAATTTTTTTAATATTACTCCAGGTGTTAAAGTCAGTTTGCATGTAATTTAGCTTTCCAAGCCAAATTGATTCAGTACAATAAGGAATAACTTTCATAATTAATGGGACCGGATTTAGATCCAAAAAAGGTTCTATAGAAACGCTTGTTTTCCAGTGTGCTTTATATGCTAATATTAGCGCGCCCATTCTTTCTATGAATGGTGGTGCGCCAGGTTCATAGTGCTTAAGTATAGCGTTATTATCCGAAGTAATAGTAAAGCGAAATTGGATTTGGTCTTTGAAAGCGCCAAATATATTTATAATCTTATGTATGCATATAATAGATGGTTTTGTTGTTAACAAGATCTCATTCTCCGCCATTACTAACTTTCTGATAACTTCAAGACATGCTGCCAGAGAGTCTTCTGTAATATCATGGGACGTAGGAAACATAATACGTCCTTTCCGCTTTCTATATTCTTTATTATACGCAGTGAGATTCAATTTCATATTTTTCCATTCTTTACTGGTGGTCCGCCCGAATCGTACAACTGCCATCCTCTTAGCATAACAATAGATACAATCGTTAGAGCAACCTAAAAAGATATTTATGTTGGAATCAGCCCACTCTTTAGTCCCGCTTGTAATCTTATTTGCTGACATCAATCCCCGCCTTCATATCTTTTAAAACCGCTTCAAAATAGTTTATTAATCGTTGTAATACTTCTTCTTTAGTTTTCACGATTTTTTTATTCCACCACATATCAGTCCCCTTAGTAGTCATTTTAATCTTAGCAATTCGCGTCACTTTTTAATCACCTTCAAGCCTATAGTAAAGGTTCCATCTTTAGTATAATAATGGCAATAAACGGGTTCAATCTCAGCTTTATTCATATTACTCAAAAGTTCCTTAACTTCTTCTTCCTTTCCAGAATGTATAACAGTCACCACGTCAGCTAAATCTAAATCTGAATCTATTTCTTCTTTAGTGGGATCAGTTATAATCTCAATTATTTTTGTAATTTTTCCTCAACTCCTTTAAATCCATTACATTCTTCTAACCATGTAGGATCAAAACTTAAGGGATGATTAAACCATCCATTTTTTATTCCATGTGGATCTCCCCTTACTTTAATCCCATCTGTGTGGATTTGTAGCGGTGCTGATCTCCCCACACTTGCAAACATTCCCATCAATTTAGCCATAGGATTATTATGAATTTCCTTAAAGGCTGGATGGTGACATGATATATTAGCATTTCCAGGTATATCCCTACTATAACTACATTCAAAACAATTTGGTTTCACTTTTCAATCAACTCCTTTATGTGCTTAAATTTAGAATAAGGCATAGAGTCATGTAAAAGATTAAGGATTCTCTCACGTTCTTCTGCAATACCCTCTTCAATTCCTTCCCCTCTCCTTTCAGCGTCATAATCAGACTTAGCATCCATCTGGTCTTCATAGCTCATTTCCGTCTAGCCTCCCATTTCTTTTCTTTTCTTTTTAATCTAATATTTGTTTCAGAATCAAAAGGTAATTCATTTTTACTCCATCCCATCACTTCTCGCAAATCGTCAAGAACATCTTTAATAATTCTTTGTTCTGTTTCTCTCATTAATTCTGCTGTTTCTTTATAACTCATCTTTAAGCACCACCTTTCTTTCCATGTGTAGCGAATTCAATCTTCTCTTCAAACAAGTGTTCCAGCATTTTAGTAAAGAATCGCAATTCTCCACCCTTAAAATTTTTTCCGTAGTCACCTATATTTATCCATATTGCTTTTTGGTCCACAGCCCATTTTATGCTTATTGAGGTGGAAACTCCGTCCTTACGCTTATGAACTGTTTTCCATTCCGTTTCATTATGTTCAAGTACTTCCAAAATGCTGCCTAACTCTATAAGGCTTATATTAACAACCTTTCCTTCATTAAGACTGGGCTTCTCCCAAACACCATTTTGCTTCACCTTAATCATACGTACAAATATGCTGGGATCTGTCATTGAACTACTATTCATAAGCATTGCGTTTTTCTGTCCAAAAAAGCTAATACTATGCTGGTCCGCCATATTCAGAAGTCTCCTCTTTCAAGTGCGTCATCAACCATCATATCTGCTATAGATTGATGATCATCATCCTTCTTGGATTCGGATTTCGAGTCGGTTGTTCCGGCAGCCACTAATCCGTCTTGGGCTGGGTGCTCAACCACAGCAACCCCTTTCTCGCCAGAATCCAATTCGAATTCATTTAGATATTTTATTATGTGTTCCTTCAGTTCTTTCCAAAAGCGTTTATGCACAGAAAAATCAATCATCATTTCATTAGTAGTGCGGTCCATCAATTGGACAAATACCCAACCGTTTTTCTCCCAAATCTTCATTTTGGCGTTTCCCCAGACGTTTCTTGCTTATTTGGATCTTCCTTTTTTTCTTTAACTTTAAAAATAGGAACTTTTGTTCTAATAGCTTCCTTCATAGCTTCCTTAACTTCTTCTGGTGTTATTTCCTTAACTGTTATTAATGGAGAGGTGTTCAATTCTTCCAATAATTCATTCTTAATATTATCTTTCATGGGTTCTTCTTTTTTCATTCTCTCTGTGACCTTAACTAAAAGGCGATGTTCATTCTTAACAGTTTTTCCAGGTGAAAATAATGTTTTATAGCCATGTGTGATTAAATATTTGTCTATTAGACTTAGTGCATAGCTTTTTCCACTCATAGGTTTTCCATCCGCAACTATAGAGAAATCATAATTTTCCAGATTTTCTTCTTTCTCCATAAAAGCTTCTCCTTTCTTATCAACGTATTTTTGAAGTTCAGCTATATATTTTTGATGGATCTTTCCAAGTTCAAAACAAATTTCCTTAACAGAGTTTGCATGATATACTGGTAAAAAGCCAATTCTTTCAAGTATTCCCCACATCATGTCTTCAAGGGGATTAGCATCACCCATTCTATAGCTATAGGCTTGCATAGGGCGGTTTGCTTTTATTTCTCTTGGAATTTCATTATATTCCTTCTCAGCGTACTCTCCACCGCCAAATGAAACTTCTTTTTTTAGGCTCTCATTCTCATTAGTAAGCTGTCTAATTTGGTCATCTGCCAGTTTAATTACCCTATTCTTACTCTCTATTTCTTTTATTCTTCTGGCTTCCATCCGTTCTAATGTCTTCTTTACTGTCAATGGAAGTGGGCTAACAAACTCTTTTTCAAAAGCATCATTAGCATTAGCACCAGCCCATAACTCATTTTCTTCCATATATTTCTTTTCTTCAGCTTTCCATAGGTCTAACTCCTCTTTACTTGCGGGAGATGCGCCTTTAAACTCTTCTTCTTTTTCTTCTTTTTCTTCTTTTTTATCCATTTTTTTTACAACTCCGGGAATGACAGTTTAACCCATCTAATCCCCATTATATAAAATAAAAAAAAATTTTAATTATACCAGGTAAATTGTTTATTTAATTCTGGAAATATCGCAGCAGCAATGTGTTTATCTAACTTAGTCCCCCATTCTTTTACGGTCCGCCATTCTTCATTATGGCTTGTACCACCAACAATACCAATGTAAACAGTCCAATCTCCTACGGTTCTATTGACAGAAGCGACAACTAAGATATACATATCTAAAGGTACAATCCTATAGTAATGATTCTTAGCTTCTACTTCAAAACTGCCATCATAGCTTACTTTACTCATTTCTTTAACATCTCCAATATTTCTTTTAGTAATTTAAATGATTGAAGCCTATAGCATACTTCCATGTGTGCATTTGCTTTCGCAGCGCTTGACATTTCAAGGTATTTATTGCAGTAAGGGCAGGTTTTTTTTTCCTTTTTACTCATTATCTGCAATCACCGAATTCTTTATTAAAACCCAACTGTCTATTATAAAGGTCTGTGGTTTTGCGCCGTCTCCTTTATTGCTCTCATCAGTAGCACTATGCACCGTTGATTTAGGAATCCATGCTTCCTTTCCAGTAGCAAAACTAAGTTGGAATGCTTTTTCAGTAGCAATCAATATTGTAGCTTTTAATTGTCGGGTATGTTCTGGAAGTGTGTCATCATCTTTATAAGAAATTACTTCTGTGGGTGCTTGCTCTTCTTGTTTCAGTTCTTCATAATTTTGCAAATCAGCGTCATCTTGGGTTTGCGGTACTGGTTTCGCAGGGACCAATTTAAAGCCAGGATCAACTTTTCCAATTTCTTTAATTCGATCCTGGTCTGTTATTTTTCCACTCTGTGTTATCTCTATAAGGTCCGCCATTCCAACATTAAGTGCAATTAATTGCTGTAATATCTCTGTATGGGTGGTGAATGAGTTTCCAGCGTTATTCCTCAATTCTTCCATTGTTTTATTTAAGTTTCTTAATTCTACTTGTATCCCCGTAAAGCTGTCTATAATAATACCAATCTGAAGTCCTAATCCTTCGGTCCATGCCCAAAAACGGTCTGGTGTAATCTTCAAGCCTTCTCTAACTTCAAGAACTTGCGTTTTTCCTGCTTCATGTATGTTTTCACCAGAAGCTATTTTCGCGTCTGCTTCTAAGGTCATTTTCCTAACTGGACAGTGAGGATAATGGTTTGCTACAGCTTTAAACTCCTTTCCGCAAAATTCACACAATTCTTTATCCGTTACCATTTTTCACACCTTTTTTATCGTCTATTTTCTTTAATTTAGTCATTAACTCTTCATCTTGCATCATTTTTAGCGACATATTTGTTATAAAAGCTCTCGTTTCTGTTAATTCTGGATTATCTAAGTTCAATATTTCTTTAGCAACTGAAGCTAAATTATCTATAATTTTAGGATTGTCATCTATATGTTTCTTAAACTTAACAAATTCTTTTTCCGCTTCTTCTTTATCCATTCTTTTTCGCACCTTTTGCTGCTAATAACATTTTGATTTTTGTTATCCACCATCTACAGCGGGGAATTGAGTCTTTCCATTCTTCCAAGTCTTCTAAGAGCTGCACATATTTACCAATCGGAGTCAGTCCATTATCTACAGCGAATACAATGGTTTCATACGTTCCCTGCGGTAAATTTATCTTAATTTCCTTTATAGGAATTATTTATCACTCTCCTTTATTTTTCCATCAGTTGTTTCTAAGCTATGATATTCTTCATGGGATATACGTTCCAAACTAAAATATTCAAGACAGTAGCCACATTTTTCTGGAACACCAGAAGTTGTAGCCATACCATACCCACACTGTTTACATTTGAACGCAAACATTATTTATTCACCTCATAATAGCAACCTTCAAAAGTCTTCATTAAAGATCCTTTCTCTAATTTATGGATTGCAAAAATAATGTAATCTCCGAAGTCAAGTCTCGTCTTGCATTCCGTGCAGTCAAACATAGCGCCTACGATGGCATCTACTATATGTTCAAGCTTTCCGCCGCATTTCGGGCATTTGCTATATTTGGTCAGATAAAACGCTTTTACGTTGCTCATGGTTATCTCTCCTTTATATTTAGTCTTGGTGTTCCTTCCGCTGTTATATCTTCCCATGCTTCTGGGTGTTTTTCCTTAATGATCTTCTTGGCGTCCTTAGAGATAACATCAATCGTAGTGGTTTTAATCTCTTCTTTAATAAACATTTTAGCCAGATCCTTATGATACATTTTCAGCATGGCTATATCAAATGACTTAGGAATAACCAGTTTAACTGATTCGAATATTTCATTTGTTAAATAGTTCATTTCATTGTCAATCATAACTCCCCTAACTTCTTCTTTATAGCGATCCATTTCCTCAGTATCATTTTTAATTCTCCGCTTAAGCGCCTGGATCTTCACACAGAGATCTGAAACAACTTGCTCTGGTGGTGGAATCTTAGCGTTCAATATAAAACACCTCACCTTCAATGGCTTTAAATACCAGTTCCATCAATGACCACACCCGTTCACCTCTCAACGTAATACAAATCTTACGTCCCAATCCCCTGCCAGTGATCTTTATTAGTTTGGCATCTAATAAAGCGCGTTTAACTCTAAAGAATGCGTTATAATAGGAATCTTCCCTAAACTTCACATAAAAGAGTTTAAGCGTAATTTTACCGCGTTCCGGGATTGAACTTAAAAGGCGTAGGGTACTATAAAACCCTGTTTTGTTTAATAAATTCATTTTTGATCCTCTTTTTTTATTTTGTAAGTTTCTAAAGCCTGGTTGATAACTTCTTCTATACTTACGGTACGATCTTCTGATACTGATGCATTTAATGCATGCTGTTTATACCAAGAATGAAGTCCTTTATCAATCCAGATACTTTTCTTGTTTTTTCTACTCATAATTTTCACATTTAGAAATGTAGATTTTTTTAAAGTTCTACAAATAGATAAAAGAAAAAAAAGAATTTAAACTTAACAGTGTGTAAATTTATTAATGCATTGCTAAGTCTTGATTTTGCCTTTTCTGTTGTGTTTCTCTGACAAGTCTTCTTATTTTGGTCTCATCTGATTCTGTGAATTGCGCTATAGGAGTAGGTTTATAGTTGGCTTTTGAATGTTTTATGATTTCTCTTAATCTGTCATCAATAGCCTTTCTTATCAATTCCGAACGTGAGAAATACAAACTGTCTTCTCCGGTCAGTTTTTCTATTGCTGCAATCCATGATTCTGGTACATTTATGGTGACAATGCGCGCCATTTAGGGTGTCGCCTCCTCTCTTCTAATTCTGGATGGTGTACTATAATTTTATGGAATTCTTCCAGGTCCTTGTAATGTGGTAAATATTTCTTTAGAAAGTCTTTTAAGCTCTGTCTAATAAATGCGCTTCGGGATTGTGTTAGATTATAGCCTATAAGGATTTTTATTGCGTCATAGTACTGGTTTGGAATATTCAGAGTTATATTAATTAATTTTTGTTTTTTTTTTGGTCTTTCCTGCTTATATTCCGTTGTTGGCATAATTTTCAATAAATTAGAAATTTATTAAATGATTAATATCTTTTTACCTTCTTAAAACTTACTCTAACTGTGTAAAATTAGAAAATTAGAATATTCGCAACATTTAAATAAGAAAAACAACTCTTGTCACTTAGGATAACATTAAATAACAAAAAATATTATCCAATAATACCAAATAACACCAAATAAGAGGATCAAAAAAAATGCCAAATAAAATAGAAGTTGATGTTTCGGATGTCATAGAACTCCGAAATTTTATGATGTGGGTAAAGCGGGAGATGTCGATTTTTAAAGACAATCCAGTTATGCAGAAACAAATTGCGCAACACTTAGATTCAGCCACCACATTACCCTTAGAGGAAATAGCGAAAGAAGTTGGTTTTCGATTATGAATTTAATGGAATTAAACTTAGACAGATATTTACCAGCAGCATTAAAATTTGAAGTTAGACAATCAGCAGGAGATCCTAACATAATGCACATAACAATTAAACATTTTACAATAGGCAAAATGGCTTTAATCAGAATTAGTCATGTCCATTACGCTTATTTGAAGCAAGCAATAGAGAAATTTGAGACAGAAAAACTTGAGAGTGATAAAGAAGAATGAATAAAACAGAAACAATTCAATGGCTTGTAGGTCATATTTTTGATGCACACCCTAACCCGGATTTTGCTATAGATGACCTCTGGATTATTCTAAGTACTCTCATAGAATTCTTGGAAAGAGAGAAAAATGACCGCATTCGCGCAGACGTTATGTATAATATAAGAAGTATGTTAAAAGGAGTGGTCTATGCAGAATCACCAACACCACCCTAATTTTTTTTTAATCATGCCTGGTCGGACCTTCGTAGGTCCAACGGGCGGAGAATTATGTCAAATACAAAAATTAGTGAAATGGAACTGTATAATCCGCAGTTTGAGAAGGGTAAAACCTTCATGGATTTGGACGAGACCATTAACTTCTTAGAAGATCGCGAAAAGTTTACTTTTCAAATCTCTGATATTACTGGTTTAGACATCATAGACAAGGGAATTAAAATGCGCTTAGATGTCGTGGAAGTGGATGACCACCTTATTAGCAATGGTTCTGCTAAAGAAGAGATAAGTTTCTTTATTTCCCGTAAGGTCTTTAGCCATTTAGCAAGCTATTTGAAGATCCCGGTGACCATGTATGACTTTTACCAGCGATTTCTACAGCTTGACTGGGATGACTTTAGTGCTTGCTGTGAAAAGGAAGGTGAAATCCTTCAAGTGCTTTTTAGCGACAGATATAAATCTGGCGATAAAACAGATTATATCACCGCTTTCAAGGACGGATGGGGATTTTATCCAAGAGTTATTCATTCTAAGGTTTATTTTCCCTATGCAGACGGAGACGCGCTTAGTAAAATGGTTTCTGGCTTCGATTCAATCAACCGAAGATCTGAGTTAGATTATTATTTCTATAAAGCATTCTTAACTCCTTACAAAAGTTCATTGTATTTCAATGACCGCAGCCAATCAATTATCCCTAAGAGCCAAGCACACGTGGGTGACGTTATCGAAGCGGGTTTATGCATTCAGAACTCAGAGTGTAAGGAAGCCAGCTTTAACTTTAGGACCAGCGTTGTTAAGTTAATTTGCGATAATGGCAATATTTCAGCGTTTAACAAGGACCTGGCAGTTAATCATTACGCTAAGTTTTTTGAGCAAAAAGTTCAAAAGGCTTTTACTGAAGCACTCAAACTTCCAGAGCTTCACGCCAAGAAATATTTAGATGCTATGAGTTATGACGAGGATATCTCAGATGACTGGGCGGATTTTATAGAAGTCCCTAAGAAGTATGTTTCAATGAAGCCAGCAGAGAGGAAGGAAATTGCTGAAATTGGAAAACGTGAAGGCTATAAGTTCAGTCCAAGCGGAGTAATTGATGCTATAACTTACAAGAATGCGCACAGAGTTTATGATGACCAGAATTTTGACAGACTTAATGAAAAGGTTAATCTTATCATTGAGACCGCACCACAGCTTCAGAATTGGAGACCCAAAAGGCTAAAAGCATTATCATAAATAATTTTCAAATGCCGTCACAGTGATGGCATTATTTTTTTTTCTTAAATATGCCTGGATTGAGGCGATAAAGCTTCTCTGGGCGGATGTGAAAAAAATGGCAATACCAAAAACAAGAAATTATAAAAAATTAGTTTTAGAAGTTTCTTTAGATATAAAAGCAATGGGAAAGCCTTCAATGAATCCTAAGTTCAAAAAGGAAATTTGTAGTATCATAAATAAATATTATCCTAATTGGAAAACCGTGTCTTATGAATTTATGGAGGCGTAAAAAAATGGTAAAGATAATTCAATCTAATTTTAATTTCCCTTGTGATGGCTGTGGAAAGAACGGAATAACTGTAAGATTTGAAATCGATGGTGCTGCAATGCTTATTGATTTATGTAAAGCCTGCATAAATGAACTCCGGAAGGAGGCGATCTAAAATGGCTGTAAATATATCAGAAAGAACAAAGAAAAAGAATATGGTTATATTGATTGAAGTTGAGTGTGAGAGTAAAAATCATTGGAAACATATTAAAAAGATTGTTTCAAATAATCTTTTAGATAATAAGATTTCATATAGGATGGTTGATCAACGTTATGGACAGCTTCCAAGAACTTTTGATTTAGAAGTAAAAAGTTATAAGGTGGATTAAAGAAATGTCTGAAAAAATGTATAAGTGTCCTAACTGTTCCAAGACTTATAAAAAGAACGGTTCTTGGCTGAGGAAACACATGATTGAGAAGTGTCACGTCATGTACCTTAAGCCAATGGTTCTTACAACGGACGTAGACTTGCAAGATATTTTATTTCGGATCATTAACCTGGAAAGAATTTTTAACGGTACCGCAGCAGAAAATTTCCATGATATTTCCATAGAACGGATCAAGCAAGAAGAGGCAAAAAAGATTGTAGACCCAGTTTTAGCGGATTATCGAAAGGCTTTCGGTGACTGTATAACAGAGCTTCAAGAGGTTCTTGGAATAAGGAAGGAACGCTTAGAATTAATAGAAGTGGAGTTGGCTAACTAATGTGTGAAATTTGTACTTCTCACCCATGTGACCGCTGTGGTTTAGATATATGTGATTCATGTGGCGAAGGGACCAATTCTGGTGAATGGCTCTGCATTCCATGCTTTATGAATGACCCTAATATAAAAAGTGAAGGTGAGCTTTAAATGTTGGTATGTATCCTATGCGGCAGAACGGTTATAATGAATAATAACCCTATGCGCTATTCAGTTTGCACCCACTGTGACGTTTCCAATCTTACTGAAGAGCAGAGAAAGATTATAACAAATGCGAGACTTACAGAACACATGATTGCAATAGGTGTGGGCAGTTTTGACATTGGAAAAGCAACGGAAGCCCAGAAGCAAGCGATTTATAAAATTCTGAAAGACGAGGTGGACCAAGACGCTAATAAATAAAGATAAATTACCAACCACAATTAAGAAGCTATATGAAGGATTCATTCAAGCTCACTTCAGATGGGTGCATTTTGAGCAGGTCCGCAGCAGCTTTCGCAGAGCTTTCTTAGAAGCTCTGGCTAAACAGAAGATTAATGAAAGCGTGAAGCTTGTAGACTTCGATTTAAATCTATTGACGCACATAAAATGGTATAGCACTGCGCCAGGTTCTTGGAGATATGATCCAGAAGCACCGGGTTATTTTACTCAGATTACACCCTTACCTTATGAGTGTATAACTGAACCGAAGGTTTTTAAGCGTAATCGTAAAGCTACAAGAAATCCCCTAAAAATTTTAGAAAAAAAAAAGAGAGTGATATAAATGAAAAATGAAAAGAAAAATGGTTTAGTTTGGATCTCTATTAAGGTGACTCCTCAGTTTAAGGAATCAGTGAAAGAGAAATCTATAAAAGAAGATCCGCTTGGGATGGGTAATCTTTCAAATACCGTAAGAAAGGCAATTCAGTCCTATTTAACTGGTGATTTTATAGGGAATGAAGATCTAAAATTTCTCTATAGACTTATGGAAGATAAATTTACATTAAAAGTTGCATTAACGGATAATGAGAAGCAACGATTAATGAGAATGGACGGTGATATAAATGGCTAAAAAGCTCTATGAAATGACGGTGGATGATCCAGAAGCACCAGTTATTAAGGAAGAAAAGAAAACCCAGATTATCAATAGAACTCAATATACTTTCAAGTCTGAAGCCTACACCTTTCTAAAGAAGAATGTTGGTGATCTCATAACTGTAGTAGATCATTATCTTAGAACATACACCAACCCAAAAAGACAGCCAGCACCACTGGGCGGTATAACAGACAGAAGAAACAAACGCATAACTAAGATCCATGAATTTCTCAAGAATTTTGAAAAAAAATGGGAATAAAAGCAAGAGGATCAAATTATGCCAAAAATTTATCTACTTTTTGCTTTTATTCCTTATCCTATTTTTATTTTTAAATTTTTTAAACTTGTCTATTAGCACTTTAGTATGGTGCTTCGCAGGCTTGTAGATAACAATAGCTTCATAGATATTGTAATATACATATCCCTTATTTCCTTTCTCATCTATGAAATTCACCTTAGATTCTGGTGCGCTATATAACAGAACTGTTTTTATCTTTCCATCAAGATTTGCTGTGAAATCGTCCATCTGTTTGGGGAACTCGTCTGCGCTAATAGATAAAATGGTCTTGGTCCGATATTTTCCCATTATTCCGCCACGTCATCAATTTTTTTTTGGGGATTATCCCCTATATTAATAATGATCCTGGCATCCAATCCCACATCATTAAGGGGATTAAGATAATTTAGCGGATGATCTACCTCCGGTGCTGAAATAGACAACGAATATATACCACCATCAGACTTATCTTTCAGCGTGACCGTAAGCATTTGTTTAGTTTCCTTAGCTTTCTTATAGTACTTACTTACGGTCTTTATCTCAGCCACTGCAAGCTGAACGTCAAATTTCTTTATTTTCTTAGCCATTATAATTTCTCCTTAATATATTTTTTTTTTTTTAATATCGTCAATATATTTTTTATAACGTGTTATGATTAATTCCTCTACAATATCCTTAAAGGTCTTTTTTAACTCCATTTTGAGAAAATCCAGATATTTTGATACATCTTTATCTAAATTAATCTTTAATTGGTCATTTAGAGGCATTAAATGTTAAGATTATCGCAGTGAATAAATACTTAAGTACAAAAATACCTTTTCCCATAATAATGGATTAATAAAAAAAGAAAAAAATATTAACTGGATAATATCTATAGAAATTTTTTTTGTTGAATTTCAACAAATTAAATAATTTAATTTTAAATCCTATTTTTTTTTTTAACTTTTTTCTAATTTTAAATGACCTGGGAATTAGGAAGATTTATATACTATTTTTTTAATAAAAGATTGAGCCATATCTTTAATTAGATTAACCCAAGCTTAAAATGTGATGCTACTTTCCCCCCATTATGATTGAAAATGAGTGTAAAGCCGGAAACGAAAAAGATTGTAAAAATAATAGGGAAGAAAAGAAATGTGTAATCACTTGTGGGTGTGGTAGATTATTTGCCTTAAAATTAAGAAAACTGATAGGGATAGAAAATAAATTTACATTAGCAGCAACAGGACAAAATTAAATAATTTAATTAAAAATCAGTGATCCGTTTATACCTGGTCTTGGATAAATTTCTCTCCGCCATTTCACAGTATTCTTCAGACGCTTCAAATCCTATATAGTCTCTCCCCAGTTTCCATGCTTCTAATAGAGTAATTCCAGTGCCAGCGAAAGGATCAAGTACAATTCCTCTCTTAGATTTACCACCACACTTGCACTTGGAATATCCTATAAACTTTCTATACGTATGATGATGCAATCCATCTCCACCCTGTATTGTTTTTGGTCCCAATCCTATAGACTTTCTTCCAGGTTCTAATTCTTTAATAATTTTATATTCTTTTATGGCAAGTTTTCCACACCCACCACATACATAACGTGGGCTTCCTGCTTTTATCATAGGCTGTACCAGTTTTGGTGGAAATGTGGCAAAATGAAACTCTTTATTTGCCTTAGTATTGATGGACCATACAGCACGCTTATTTTTATCTAATGACCAATATTCATTAAAAGCCAGTGGTTTAGTGTTATCTGTTTTATTTTTTTTTGAATATTTTCCAGAATCTACTTTTCCAGGTTTATGTTTTCTCCTACTTAAATTAGCTTTAGTCTGTGCAATTGGCTCTTTAAGCTGTTCGAAATAATATTTCTCTGGAACAGACCAAACGGTGCGCATGGGTTTCCCATCTGGGTGATATTCTCTGGTTCCTTTAGAAAACATTTTATTCCCCAAAACTCCTTCCTCTGGATTATCATATTTATTTCCTCTATTCTCTTTTTCTCCAGTAGACCTTTCTGGTTCTTTATGTGGTATTCTCTGTAGTGAAAAATTATATTTCTTTCGCTTAACAAAAAAATAGATATATTCAAAATCCACAGTGAAGCGGTCTTTAGCGCTGGAAGGCATAGCATTTGGTTTATGCCATACAATCTTGTTTCTAAGTGTCCAGCCATGATTATCAATCATTTCAATAACAAAACGGTCTGGAATCATTAGAAGGCATTTAATATAATTCTTATTAGAACCATAAGAGTCTCCAAGATTCACCCAACAAGTCCCGGTTGGCTTTAAGACTTGCCAAATAAGGTCATATATATCACAGAGATGTTTTATGAATAATTCAAAATTAGGTTCTAATCCCAATGCACCAAACCAAGCACCACAGTGAACACAGAAGACTGGCTCTTTAGCAAGATTGAAGGAATTAAAATCATTCCAGAGATGGTCACAGTTTGGATCATCATCCCAAATAGAACCATCTAAGCCATAATCTCTTAGATTCCAATAGGGTGGAGATGTAATAACGCAATCAACTTGCTGCTGGTCCGCAATCATTTGGTTTAAGCCAATGCGGCAGTCTACATTATGTAGCATATTAATTTCCATCTATAAAATCCTCCATTGTTTTTTGGAAACATGGCAAACCAGCTCTTACTGCTGCTTTTGAACTTAGATAATACTGGGCTGTATCATACATTCTAAAAGCTATTATTATTGGACATGCTGTGCAGCCCGAATGCTTAATTTCCTTAAAATCTTTAGAAAATAAATATTCTCTAAAAGGCTTCACGCTTCTTGCATCCCTAAAAGGATAACCAAACCAGATATCACCAGCTTTTTTATGTAAGCGAAGGAATGTATCTTTTTGCCTAAGTTCATGCAAGTGCATATTTCTGAAGCGGGATTCATAAGGACAAATTGAGCTTATGATTATAAAACTTTTAATTTCTTCCCCATCAGGGACTTTTCTTATTTTTCTATAGAACTTTTTTGCGGGAAACTTCTTGAGTTTATTACAACATTCAAATTTACTTCGGTCATATTTCTTATTTTTAATATCCTCTCTTACTTCTGGTATTCTTAGAAAACTCCGCCTTAGAATATCCCACACATTTTCCTTCTTTAGGTTTGGAGTTGTTTCTAAATATTCAAATTTAGTAATCGCCAGGAGTTTTTTCATTGTATCAAGTGAACTCTTTAGCTCTAAAAATGTTTTGTTATGGACCAGCTTTACATTGGTAAAACCATAATACCATAATAGAAGTGCTGCTGTAGTAGAATGATAACCACCGGAGATTAAGCAATAAATAATATCAAATCTTTTAATCTCTTCAATAAACTTAGTGCTTAATTCCACAGTCATCAGTGTCATCCATTTGAAATTCAATTAGCTTTAAGATTTGGTCACTTGACAAATTCAGCCTTTTTGAGACCTCTACAATTCCCTTAAGTTTCGGGCATATTACAATACATTCAGCAGAGATTTTCTCTAAGTGTTTTTCTCTTGTCCTTCGATTATATGGATTCTCTACACACCAACTTTCGTGCTGCGAAAGTGAATGCCTACTTGGAATTTTCTTGACTACGCCTAAATGTTCAAGTGTCGTACATCCACAGAACTGACAAGATAAGGCTTCCTCTTTTTCCCTCTTAGCCATATAAGCGTTCATTTTAGCACTTTTTTCTAATATCTTTTCCCTACGCTTTAGTGCTTCAGCACCTTCACGATATTCATTTTCCACTTTTTATCACCAATTTATTAAAATCTATTAGGATCTGAATAATCAACATCATTTAGAATCTTTTCTTTCTCTTTTACTGTTCTATAATCTTCTTTCTCATCCAGTGCTTCTACTAAATAACGGTCTATACCTTCAGCTTCAATTTCCTCAAGCTCTCCGTCTATAACTTTATGTGCAATCTTAATGTTAAGATAATGTTTACGGTCCTTACTCCGTTCTATTTTACTATAGGCTTTCCTCAGAGATTGAGTCACCATAGTGGAAGTAATTGCCTTAGCACCATGCTGGGCGCGAAACTCATTAATAGCATCATTCATAGCATAATATTCCGTGCGTGCACCGTCTACAACTTCACAGCACTCATCCAGAAATAGTTTCACGGGATTTATATCTATTTGCCATAATCCTTTTAGTCTCTCTACGTCATCCCATTCTTTAGGGAATCCACCGCGCTCATCCAGTCGCTTATAGGCTTGTAGAGCTTTATTCAGTAGACCAGAGAATTCTTGAGAAGTACATATTATATCTAAAATACGTGGTTTCTTTACTTTAACATTTGGATTTGACTCGTCCTCTATGGTCATCTTATCTTTAGTTTTAAACTCGCAAAAACAGCTTTCTAATATCCATCTGCGCCAGAACTCAGTCCCCATATCTTTTTCCACTGGCGGAAGTGTGTTACAAGTAAATAATAGTTTACATCTATTATACCAGCTTACATTATCTACTACATATTTAACACGCCCGCTTAATACTTTATTAGTTACAATCAAGCGAAACATATCAGAAATACCAACTTTTGATTTTGGTAAATCATCCCAAATGTTGAGGATTTTTCCTTTGGTCTTTATAACTTGAAATTTTCCACTTAAACTCTGAAGTCTAAGCTGAGAGATTAATGTACCATATCTTTTTCCTTCAAGGAAACTCATTAAGAGCTGAATAAAAGTAGTTTTTCCAGTAGCAGGTGGACCATGAATAATAAAAGCTTTTTGATGTTCAATAGTACCATATAGAAAATAGCCAATCATTTCATATATTAAAGGAACAGCTTCGAATCCAAATACATCTGAAAGAAACTCGTCAATCTTTAAGCATTCTTTTTCTGAGTCATAGGTCACAGGGAATTGAATAAAACTCTTATATATATCTCCATGAAAGTCTGGTGTTGGATGTTCTTTAAAGTATACGGTCCCTAAGATCCATTCCGGGTTATTATGTGGAAACTCTGAATCAAATTTAATTGAAGGATCATAACCGGGATTTCTTACCATGCCTTCAGTGCCATTTAGATAATATAGCCCATTCAATACATTTATTACAGTTGGTTCTATGTCAAACTCCGTCATACTACAATATGTTAGATTGCGTATAAATTCAAGTATCATATTCTGTCTTGAGATCGTTAAAGCGTAATGTTTCTTTATGCCTTTAGAATCATATAAGACCAAGATCCCCGCTAAGTCTGTAATAAATGCATGTATCCGGGTTTCTGCGTCATTCCCACTTATGAATACACCATTTCTGTAGAGACAAAACTCTTTATTCTCTCTTAAAGTGGCGATTCTATTCTCTTTACAAATGGCTTGAGCAATGATTCTTTCTATCTGGCGTTCTTCTTCCTTCTTCTCTGGCTCTATAGGTGCATCCATCTCTTCCATCATTTCAGCTTCAACCTCTCCAAGTCTGGTTTATCTACTTTTAAAGCATTTATTAATGAATTCCAGCTTTCAATGTCTATGCACTTATTCATAGTATCTGCTAATTGTTGTTTAATCCCACCTAACTCAGCCTTAAGAAACTCTACAATAGACCATTTACTCATTGTAAAATCGTGACAGTGTTCTAAGAATTTAGGATTTATCTCGTCATTAGCGTCACATACATAACAGTTCTTATATTCTTCTATAAAGAAATCATCGTTTAGGAGATGTTTACACAGCCTACAATGAAGCGGTGGTAATTTATAGCGTACTTTACCTTTTCTTTTTCCTTTTTTTGCCATGCACCGTCCTCCATTGGACTCTGCTATACTTTTCAATCTCCCCTTCTGATTCCAAGCGTACTAATACATAACGTATTCTATGGCATAATGTTTTTTTACTCTTGAAGAAGGGATCATCCTGGCGTTTGGCTGATTGCATAACACTCTTTAAAGGTATGTTATGATAATCTGCAATAACGTCACATGCTAAAGCAGCACTACTGAAATACCTACTATGTTCTGTGCTTATTAGCTCTACACACTTATCATATAATTCTGGTCCTGCTAAATTTACTTCCATCATAATTTTAACCTTTCTTTCTCTTTAATTTCGGCACTCCCAAAGCAATCGCAGCAATATAACACTATATGCTTAGAAACCCATATACGCTTTAAATCATAATATTCTATATAGGTGTGTGGTGGATTAACTGAAACAAAACCGTTAAAATCTAATTCTTCATTACAACTATCTCCATAGCATTCGTACAGCTTGGCTTTTTTAGAATAGCTTTCTGCTTTACCCATTAAGTATCCATCCAAATAAGCTTGCAGCTTTCTCTTTTTGCTTGCCGCTAATGCTTCCTTTTTCTGTTCCTCAAAATATTTAGCCCATGGAATCTTACTTCCATCCTTTTTAACAACCCACTTGCTTAAATCATAAGGTTGAGCTTCTGCTACATGATTCATTTTATTCAAGAAGTCTCCAGCCTCATTTGTCTCAAATAGCCTAATTGAGGGTGAAATTGCCTTAAACATTACATTTGTTATATCTGCAACAGGTTTTGAAATAACTTCCAACATTTCTCTCAACTGTGCTGCGATTTTTTCTTGCTCAAATTTTAAAAACTCTTCCTCTACAAGTCTCTGTTCCAATAATATTAACTGTTCACGTGTCATTCCAGACCTGCGTGTAAATAACTGGTCTACTGGAATCCCCATACCTGCGCTAATGTCTTGCTTCAGAAATTCTATATATTCTGTGTATCTTCCCGGTGAACGGGCGCGGGTGCAAAACTCTAAATTATTGCCAGCATTTTTTTCAATCATAATTTTTTGCCAGGCGAATAATTTTCTTTCGTCTATAGAAATATCACCTGGTTCTTCGCAAAAATTCTCGTCAATTTCTGAACCTGGTCCAGCGATAAATACCGGTTTCTGCCATTTATTTAACATATCCATACTTATTGAAATAGGTAATCCCTCTCCTAATCTTGCTGCTGCTATTCTTCCTTTTAACTCTCGCTGAATTGCTTCTGTTTGTTCTGGTGTAAACAGTTTCTTATATTCTTCTTCAGACACTTCTGCGCCCGTTTTTATAAACCCAAGTTTATCAAGTGGATAACCTAATATCGTTGGTACATTATTCCAATCAAATAAGACTGGTGGTGGTGGTGTTTGGTTTACTTCAGCTTGAAATGGTGCAGAATTATTTTCTATATCATGGCATCGTGTCACTGTTGCGGCGACAAATATATCTTCTCCTTGCCCTTCTGGTCTATAAGCTGCTTCGATCTTAGCTGGATCAAAACTGTATATATCATCTGAAGGCTGGAAAAATGGAACTTGGTCTCCATAAGCTAAGAAATGGTCCATTTGATTGGAGAGTTTGGTCATTTGCTCTCTAACCCTCTCTTCAAGTCTATTCCAAGAACGGGGAAAGAAATGCTTCCAAACCCAGTTTCTAATCTTTCTGAAAGTAATATTTCTAATTAATAATAAGATCTTATTCATTTCTAATTAACTCACGATAAATTTTTGGTTATAATTTATTTATGTGCAATTCTTTAAAAAGGTGAGACCACAGTGGATTAATAAAAAATAAAGCTGTAAAAGTGTAAAAAATCAAGAACACAACTTGCAGTTTTGCATCCCCTCCCCTATCTTCTAATTATCTTATCACGTTAATATAATACCATCTCTCTATGCATAAGGGTAAATATTATCTTGTAAAATTGAAACATACTCGTATTAGTATTACAATATTACATCTTTTATTTCGATAAATACTTAATAATATCAAATATTAACACGCTGTCACATTATCCCAAATACCCATAGACAACCTTAAATAATCTAAAAAATACCTTCTTTAATAAAGGGATTTAGCCTATAAGGTGCTGCTGAAACAAGAATGGGGAACTCACCACTCCTCATTCACTCAGCCCCCCTAATCCCAGTATACCATTTTGCCCGCAATTATAATATAACATCTCCCCGCGAATAGCAAATTATGAGCCAATCCACCTCAGAAAAAAAGGAGCCAACTGTTCGAGAATTGGTCGATACCTTCTTGAAACGCAATCCAGATGCGGATAATAATTTGTTATATAAAACATTTCCAAGTCGTGGTGTAAGTACACTTCGTGCCTATCATGCTGACTTTCTAAGACAGCTTAAAAGTGCCAGGGGCGTAAAAAAGAAAGCTAAAAAAACAATGCTTTCATTACCAAAAAAGTTAGATTTCTTAACATTCTGTCGCACTTTATCATTTCCGCCCTATTATGGCTTATTCAATTGGCAAAAGGAGTGTTATCGCGTGGTATGGAATAACAAGATTTCGATGGTGGTGATACCGCGTGATCATGGGAAATCAATATTATGGGGAAATATCAGCCAGCACGCCATCCAGTATGAAGGATACGATGTTTTGTACTTAGGGTGGACAGACCGTAGGAAGGAAGTTGCTGAGAATATTTATAACTTTTTTC